GCAGGTTAGCTGTGGTGCAAACATCCAGATAAGCCACGTCCTCGGCGCCCGCGTCGTTGCGCTGGTACATGGTGATAGCCCGCTGAATGCGACATCTGCCGGACTGGTCGACCGTATAAGTGCTGATACCGTCGAAGAGCAACGCGTTGTTGTCAGAGATCGGGTCCCACTGATCGGCGCGTGCCGGTGGTAGGATTCCGACCAGCTCCAGCGTCTGCAGCGGGCGGGCCGGATCGATGGCCAACTCTTTGGCCTGCTGCGCCGCATAGGATGCCGCCCATTCCCACGGAGTGCTCGGGGACTTGTACGTTCCCATGCACGACACGTGCGGGCTGTTGCGGCCGTTTCCGAATGTCATCAGATCGGCCTTGGCGGCGGCCTTGGCCGTGATATACCGCCCGTCAAGCATACGGTCGTATGCGAAGCGCTCGGCAAGCTCGGCTTCGATGGCGGTCAGGTTGGTGGTGTCGGTGTATGGTCCAACAATGATCTGGAACCACTCCTGGCCCATCTCGGTTATCGCCGTGGCGAGCGTCGTGTCACTGGTGGCACCGGTCAGAAGGCCGGTAGCTGGCGGCGTCACAGTCAACCCCGCGGGGATCCGCTCACCCTCGTTATAGCTCACGCGGACGTCGATCTCGTTGGCGATCGTGCCCTTGTTCTTTGAGGTGAGGGCTACGGAGCCGGTCGTATTGACGCCGGTGACCAACGCCCTGGAGTCGGCCGTCAGTGCGGCAACCAGGGCGTCTCCCAGCGTCGTGGGGGTCGAAGTCGTCGTGACCGCAAGCGCATAGCGTCGCCCGCCGATGTACACCGCAATTTCGCCGGAAGCCGTCGGCGTCCCTGTGATTGCAAACGTGCCGGTGGCGACCGTGGCCGATCCCTCGCCAAGAGCGATCGCATAAAGCGGTGTGAGTTTGTTGCTTTGGAACCAGGCATCGGCCATGCGCTCGAGCACGCTTCCGTCGCCAAACAGCTGGCGGGCATGCGCATAGTTGTTGACCAACACGATTTTGTCAGCGGGCGCAATGCCGGCGGCCAATTTCTGCCCGCACATCAGCGCCTTATATGCCAGGACTGCCGCGCCTTGATATGCCCTCGAAGAGTCGACTTCAATGGCGAAGATCGGCACCCTCAATGACGTGGGAATACTCATTCTTCACTCTCCTTTTTGTTCGACGCCTCCACTGGCATCGTGTCAAACGCTTTGGCCGATCCCTCGCGCACAACTCCCCGCCAATAAGCAATCCAGGGCTTGTACTCCCCTTCAGGCTTGAGATGGATCATTGTTACAGGGTCGCGGATAAGCACGCCCGCGATCGGCTGGATAAATTTTTGTTCATTCATCAGACGTCCTCACATTGAAAAGATCCTCAGCCTTTGCACCGGTCACAGTCTCATACTTGACATTCACCCTTTCGAAATCGTCGGCGTTCTCAAGGTCAGGAGCTTCGCCCAGGGTCGAGTCATACGGGATGACTATGCCGATGCGGCACGATCCCACCACCGCCCTGCCGGTATCTACCAGGGAAATCTCGGTGGCGTTATCGTCCAGGTCGATCTTGTTGGCAAAGGGGAAACGCTTACCGTTCTGATCTTTGAGGATCAAATTGTCACCGATCACCTGCTCGACCTGCTCGGCGATGCCATCCAAGATGTCGTCCAGATCATCGCTGACCTGTGCGACGATATCGATAGAAACCGAAAGCGGGCGACGGTAAACCGGATCGAGCGAATCCGAGATTTTCTTGACACCGCGCTCATTGTTGGCATAGATGCAAATCGCCGGCAGCTCAGATTCCCACAACGGCGTGGGTCGCATCTTGTATACCCGCAGGCCGCATGAAGTCGGGTATACCGGTGCCTCTGATGTGCCGGAATTGGCCGTCAGGATTCGCACCAGAGTCTCGCGTATCTGTTGGCGCTTATGCATCTTATTCTCTCAGAGTTGCCCAGCCATCGCAATAGCCGGTCGGTTGATAGGCGATTACTTCGTACACCTGCCCGCGCGCGGTGATCTTATCCTGCGGCCCCAACGGTGCCTTGAGACTGCGTTGGATTAGCCGCGCCCGTGGATTGGTTGACGTGACCGGAACACCCGATGACACATCGATTTCCTGGTATGCTTCGACAAAAAAACCGTCGACACCATAGGGTGTACCGTTGGCGGGCGTGATGGTCAGAGGCTCGGCAAAATCCGTGAACAGGACTTCGCCGAGATCCTTCTGAAAAAGATCCAACAGCTCGCCGGCCATTGTTACGCGAGAACCTTCGCGCTGACAATGGCGTCCTTCTGGTGCGGGCACGGCAGCGGTGCCGACTGGACCATGAGCATGCGGACGCTCGGGTCATCCTCTTCCCACACTTTCGGGAAACGTTCGAAAGGCGCCAGGGCCTTGAGGTCCTTGATGGCACCAAAGTGCCGCTCAAAGCGGGCCTTGCGGGAGAGCACGACCACGCGCTTGGGGTCGATCATCGGGCCCTCCTGGTCGGTGTCGTCGTCGACGAAATACTCGTCATAGGTCCACAGGTCGAGGCCGAGCTCGTTAATGTGGCCGATGTAGGTCACACCATTGTCGAACGCTTGCGGGTCGATGATTCCCATGTTGACGCGCAGCATGTTGAAAAGGGAGGAGGTGGAACTCGCAATCTGATCCGTTCCCAGCATTGCGAGATAGGCCTCGGAACCGAGAATTGCATCGGTAGCAACGACACCCGCGTCTTTATTGATCAACTTGCACCACTCGCGAAACTTGTCAATCGGTTTGGCGGTGGTCTTCGCGCTCCACAGCGCGGTCCCGGCGAGGGTTACCAGATGAGTGTCTTTCATGCCGAAATCAACCACGTCGTCGACGCCCTCGCCCTTAACAATGATTTTGCCGGTCTGGACCGCCTGCGCTGCCATCCACTCCTCACGCCTGGTGATCATGTCGTTGAGCTCAGTAAGTTCGTTGGCCAGCTGCGTGGCTGCGCGCTGCTGCAGGTCAAGGCCATCCTGATACACAAGCTCTCCAGGCTGCCTCACAAGCAGATCTTCGGCCGTGGTTACCATTTTGGGCTTGACATATGCAGGCTTGTAAGATTCGGTGTGGCGCCCGAGCTTCTCCATGACCTTGCCCTTCATGCGCGGGCTGACGAACGGGGCCAGGCGACGCTTGCCATCGATGATGTCGATGTCGATCGCCTCGGTGGTATGCGCGGGAACCTTGGTGAAAAACGTATCCAGAATGAATGTCCTGGCCGTTTTCAGCTGCTGCAGCATGCGCAGCATGGTGCGGGTGTTGTAAAGGTCAATGTTGCCCATGGCTGCGAATCCCAAGCCCAGGCTTGAAATTACGCCATCCGTGGAAGAGAACACCGAAGAAGAGTCGTGCCCCGTAATCATCGACACGACCACGGCAAGAACGGCGAAAACGATGCCGCCCAAGCCAAAGAGAGCCCTGTTGCGATTCATAACTTGCCTTTCGTTAAAAGTTTTGATTTCGTCCGTATCTGCTCTTTACAAAAGAAAAGGGGCACGCCAGTGTGTCGGCACCGACATGCCCCTTTTCCAACTGCGCGGGCGGTAGCTAATCGCCCGCGCCCGAATATTTACTTACGTGGCCCGCTTACCAGGAACCGGCCGCACCGCTCAGATAGGTGTAAAGGCCGACGGCGCGCATGCCGTCGCGGTGGTCCTCAATGCCGTCATCGCCACCGAAGTACAGCGACCGCTCATTGAACTCGCCCGACATGTATGCCGGAGCGCGCGTTGCGGCGTTCGTGGCGTCAGTGTCCTCGGCCAGGATCGCGAACGGCTTATTTGCACCGACCACGCTGTCACGATTGACAATCACACACTCCTCGTCGGCGAGCGCGACCGTCATGGTGAAGCTGTCAGTGGCGATAAACGCCGTCGCGCCTTCCCAGATCACCAGCGCGATGTGATCGTTTTCAAACCAGTAGAGCACGATCTCATCGTCGACAATGAAGTCCGTGGCATCCGCCAGCTTGAACGAAATCTGCTCATGCCAGAACGTGGCGGCACCGGTCGACGTCCCGGGGAGAGAGAGCGTCCCGATCACGACACCGTCCGGATCCGTGACACTGAACGTCCCGCCGTTGGTCGCGGCAACGGTGCATTTGATGAGATACGGGCCATTTTTCTTGAAGAGCGGTCCGGCCTTGATCTCGGTAAGCGCACCCGTTCCGGTCGCGGCGTCTGCCCCGTTGTGGCGATAGCTTGCCCGGATGGTGCCGATGAGGTTGCTGTCGGGATCGGTGATGTTGAAATCGTAGGCATGCGCCGCTGCTGACGAACAGGCGGCCTTGTAGGCCCCACGCTTGGCCAGCGGCCTGGTCTCCACCTGCGGGCAGGTGCCGTTTCCGGTCCCGGAGACGGTAGACGAGACGGGGACGGTGCCGGTGACTGCGATGGTAAACGAATCGTCGGCCGCGAAGTCCGTGGTTCCGTTGAGCAGCTGGAAGCTGATTTCATCGGAATAGAAAACGCCGGTGGCATTATCACCGATTCCGATCACGATCTGTCCCAGGTCCTTGGAGCTCGGTCCTACCACTTTCGCGCGGATATAGCTGTCGGCCACCGCCTCAACGATCGTGATGGTATAGGTGCCGATACGGATATTTGGCCCGGGCTTTACCACGGTGACCGTTCCGTTGCCGGTGTTTGTGCCGGCCGTTCCCGAAGTGGGGCAAGAAAACCTTACCTTGCCCAGCACCGTGCCGCGCTTCAGATTCTGTCCGGTTGCCAGCATAACCTCGCGCGTGGTCACCATTCCGATCACGCCAAGGTTGTCCGGGGTATACTTCTCAAGCAGCATAGTTTCCTCCTGTGTTGCTCTGATTTACATTGTGGCTAAAGTGTCATTCTCGTTCGTCGTCCTCGTTCGTCGATACCGATCAGGCTCTGCGATGCATTTCGTTGGCCGCAGTGGCGGCTTTAGAAATGATGTCGTCGCTGACCTTTTCCTGATCCTTGCCGTCGGGCTTGGCAGCACCCGCCGGATTGGCCGGAAGACTGTCCTTAACGGTATTCAGGGCTGCACCGAGACTGGCGGCGTCGGTCGCGTGGTTTTTGCCGACACTCTCGATCTTGGCTCCTTCGCGCTGCACCAGCTCGACCGAGACGGATGCGACGGTTGCCTCGGGGTTGAATGCGGCGGCGTTAATGAATTCCGTCTGGCCCGGGAACTTGATCGCCTGAATCGCCTTGATGCGCTCGCGCTCTGCGGTGGCGGCGGCGACGTTGCCCTCGGCCGCGCCGGCCTTCTTACCCTCTTCGAAAATGGCCGCATATACTGCGGGGTGCTGCTCTTTCAGCGTTTTGACGTCCATGGTGGCCGTCCTTTCTGCCGCAAAAAGCGGCCGAAAATTGTTATTTTTAACCATGTTCTCACTTATCACGGCTTCAAACGATCCGACCGAATCAGCCATCCCCGCTGTCACCGCTTCCTTGCCGACAAAGACGCCGCCCTGGCCGAATTTATTGATAACGTCATCGCGGGTAACGCCGCGGTTACGAGCGACATCACCGACAAAGACATCGGCCAGCGCATCGAGCGTCGCCAGGATCTGCGCGCGGCCGGCATCAGTGGCCAGGTCCGGGCGTTTCTTCGGGCTTACGCTTGAAACGATCTCGTGAGTTTTTACGCCGTTCTTTTCGTCGCGGGCCTTGGTGTCGGTGTAGGCACTGACAATGCCGATGCTGCCAGCCTCACCGGTGGCCGCGATCACAACACGGTCGGCTGCGCTGGCGATCCAATATGCCGCAGACGTCCCGAGCCCGTAAATGTAGGCGGTTATTGTCTTTTTGCCGCGGGCGTTGAAAATCATGTCTGACAGCTCTGAGACTCCGGTGACCTCGCCTCCAGGGCTGTCGATGTTCAAGACAATCGAGGATACTGCCGGATCATCAAGCGCTGCCTGAAAGTCCTTGGCCAGCGTAGCGACCGACACGCCACCGCACACCGCCGCCAGCAGGTTGGCCCGGGCGAAGATCGGCCCAACCACGGGTATAATCGCCACGCCGTCGCGCAGCTGG